TGCCAGCTTGGTTTAAGCCTTTTGCTGATAAGTTAGAAGCGGTAGAAAAGGAAAAGCAGCAAACCAGTAAACGCCAGCGGGCTACGCAATTAGTGCCGGGTATTACAGACGACCTACTAGAGTTGGTTCTCCCCGGTATGCCGGAAACGGAAGAAGAACAAACAGCCTGGGCTACAAAAACCCAAACCGCCGTTACCGCCGCTTTGCAAAAGCAGATGAACGACAAAGGCCACACCGGAGCGTTTCCACGTGGAACAGGCGACACAAACAACAATAAAGAAAAAATGAGTTCCGCAATGGAACGACAAAGTGAAAGGGATAAAGCTAAAACAGTTTAAAAAATGGGCTTAGGACTTAATTATAAAAATAAAACCGCCAACGATATTCCTGTTTGGCAACGCAACGGCGGTCAAATGAGCGCCATACAGGGGGGCTTTGGCTTAGACCGCGCTGGTCTGCCGGATGGGTACGTGATACCGGCTGGCAATCCAATGGTAGCCAACGAAACTACCCGAATTGCGAAACCAGTTATTACCGGAGCTGTAGTAGAAGCTGCCGGAGCCGCTGCAACGCAGTACAAGGTAAGCAAAAACAACGCCTTTGCAGTTAATCAAAACTTTTCGGCTGTACCGGGCGGTGCTGCCTACCCGATTACAACCATAGACCGTACAAACCCGGCCTACGATTTAATTACGGTAGGTACAACTATTGGGGCAGTGGCCGCTAATGCTTTGGTTTTTGTATCTGATACTACGGGTGCCGCTGCCGCCGCTTTTGGCGGGGTAAACAGCGTAAATTATGCCGATGCCACTGTTTCGGACGGGGAAAGTATTACCTGCGTGATAGCCAACCCGAACAATCCATTATACGCCAAACGGGTGCCTTATTCTCCGGAATTAGAAGCGGCTTTACCGCGAATCATTTACTCTCAATCACTCTAAGAAATGTCAAGAGCAACCAGTATTTATCAGGAAATTATTCCTACCATGAACCTGCGGGCTGACATGCAGGGATATATTGACCGCACCCAAACCCAATTATACGGGCGTACCATGTGGCGCAATTATTTTACTTGGGGTATAAAAAAAGGGGAATTAACATTTGAAACCTTAATAGGCAGAAGCCGCAACCCGGCAGCAGCCTCTATTGTAGATAAAAATTCTCCCGCCCCTTTACGTTCCCGGCCAGGCCTTACCGCAGTTAGCGGAAAAATCCCGACCATGAAGGAGAAGTTTTCTATTGACCAAGACGATTACCGGGCTATTGATAACTTAAAAAATTATTTGCAAGGCCAAGCCTTAGAAGATGAAATTGCCCGCCTATTATCGGACGATATACGGGAATGTTCCTTATCTACTGATTTGCGGCTGGATTACATGATGTTGCAAGGCCTTTCAACTTTGCATATTGATGTAAGTGTAATTAATAACCCCGATGGTGCCGTGTTTGGTAAACTACCTTTACTGCAACCAGCCGATATGGCAACGCATTTACTGACGGTATCTAAAGCATGGAGCGACCCTACTTCAGACCCGATACAAGATATTCGGGATTTAGTTCTTCGAGTTTCTGCAACCAAAGGGCTCGTATTCGCTTCCATGTGGATGGACAACGCTAAATGGTTTCAGTTATCGCAGAACCCCGCGCTTAAAGCTTATATAACTGGCTATAACAATCCAGGTTCTAACGCAAAGTTCGTAGTTACGCTCGATAGTGTGAACGAATTTTTAACCGCTAACCGACTGCCAGTAATTAATTTGGTAGACCAGGTTATTGGCATTGAAAGCATAGCTACTCAAGCCGATAAAGCCGAACCAATTAAATACCAACGGCCTTTTGAACCGGAAAACGTGGTATTTGTGCCAGCGGGCCGATTAGGAACCATGCATAACGCCTATGTTATTGAGGAACGCGCTCCGGTAGATGGTAAAACCTATGCCACCTACGACCGCGCTTTACTTAAAAAATGGCGGGACGATGACCCGTGGCGGGAATATACCGAAATCGAATTAAACGCTTTCCCTGGTTTTGAAGTGGCCGATAATATTTATGTGTTTCAAACTAACGTAGCGGAGGGATAAGAAATGGCCTTAAAAAAAGCAATATTAGAAAAAGCGGTTGCCAAATACGAACCCTTAGTAGCGGAAGGTAAAACCGAAGAAGTGGTAAAGGCCGAAATTACTAAAGATGAAAAAGGTTATGACGAAGAGGCGGTAAATGAAATTTACGCCGCTTTGACTACTGAAGCCCAGCCTGAAGTAAAAAAAGTAAAACCAGTTTATAAAGTTACTTCACGTTTTCGGGATAAAACTGACAAAAAAACGTGGTACGAAAAAGGAACTGATGTAAGCCATTTTGAGGCCGACCGTCTGGAACTTTTGGTAAAACGCGAAATGGTAAAAGTAGAATAATGACCCGCCGTCAAACCTTAAACCATTTAGAACGCCTGGGTATTGATGCTATCTTGATAGACAAAGCCTTGATTGATGCCGGCATAGATGGAGAAACAAATTATACCCAGGCTGACAAACAGTTATTGTTTCAAGCTGAGTATAATTTACTTTCTTCACCCATTTTTGTAGAATTTGAATCGCAGGGAGGCTATACAAAAAAGTACTATACAGCGGGAATTGCAAACAGGCTTAATTATTTAAAACAGGCATTGGGTTTAATTACAGAGAATACCCCGACAATTAGAAGTGTAACAAATTTATGGTAGTACAATATCCCGACCGCTTAGTTTTCAACCAGGTAGCCGAACACGCTGCCCGAGACGAAAACAGCAACTGGTTAAAGCATACCGGACCTGTTACGCAGATAGAAAGTATTTGCCGGGCGGAAGTAGCCCAGGGCGGTCAGCGGGACAACGTGGTAAATAGCGAGGATGGACGGGACATTAATTTAGCTTGGGCGGTGTACGCCCCGGCAACCTGCCCGGAAATACCTATAGGAGCCGCGCTTACCATTTACAACGGCGAAAAGCTGAAAGGTAGTGGAACGGTAAAGCGTTTTGACGCTAGTGTATTTCATACCCGGATATGGCTTTAAGAGCAGATTATAACGAAGCTGCCACGCGAAAAATGTTGCAAGAGCGCATGGCTAACATGCGAAATGCTATAATTAGCCGGTTAACCCTGATTGGTGAACAGTTTGTTGCTAATGCCCGGAATAACGGCGATTACCAGGACATAACCGGAAACCTCCGGGCTAGTGTTGGTTTCGGCGTAGGGCAAAATGGCAATCTGATTCAATCAGGGGGCTTTGAAATTGAGGGCCAAGGAACAGATAAGGTTACAGGCCAAATCGGGGGACAAACCTTATTAGAAAGTCTTATGCCCCAATTCCCCGCCGGCTTTGTTTTAATCGGAGTAGCTGGCATGGAGTACGCCTCTTTAGTAGAAGCTAGGGGCCGCGATGTAATAACCGGGGCGGGACTATTGGCCGAACAGGATTTACGCAACGCTTTAAGCCGATTTAACCGATGACGAGTATAGAAGCGGTTGAAATTGTTTACCAGCATTTAAAAAACAGTGTGCTGTTTACCGATGCCAAAAAGCCTAACGGCAGCTTAAACAAATACCAACGGCCGGCCGGGTCTGGGTTGGAAGATGTAGTAGTTAATTCTATTGTCATGGGAAGGGCCGCGGTGCAAAGAGGGGTACTAAACGTGAATGTTTACGTGCCTAATCTGGAACTACCCGGTAATAGCAATATTGACCGCTCCCAGCCCGATTATATACGCTTAACCGAATTAGCTAAACTGACTGAATTAGCCTTACCCGAAACAGATATAAAAATACCGGGCCGTAACGAATTAGTAACTTTTGAAATACAACAGGATACGGGGCCTTACGAAGATAACGGGCAGCACTTTTTAAACTTTAGAATTGATTTTAGGACTTTAAATATTTCAGAACATTAAAAACTTTAACAAAAAATAAGAAATGGCAACTAACCACTCCTTTAAATTAAAGCGCATCCTGTTTGGCAATTTGGCCGCCGATGGGGGTATGAGTACCACCCTTACCGAAAAATTCGGTGAAACTGTATTGGGTACCGCCCGGTTTGGGGGTGAGGACACCACCACTACGAACTTCTTTGTAGAAGAACACGACGATGCCGTAGAATCTATTTCAGTGGCCGGGGTGCTTAGTTTCACATTCTCCACGCACAACGCTTCACAAACTGCCTTCCTAAATGCATTTGGCGGAACGATTGTAGCAGGGGTATACCACGCTCCGGATTCCGAGCAGGACATTGAACAATCTATCCGGGCCGAACTACAAACCGGGTTGTTTTTTGAGTTTACCCGCGTTAAAGTAAAAGCGCGTCCAAGCTTAACAATGGCAAAAGATACTATAGGCCAGATTGACTTTACTTGTACTATTTTGAAGCCTTCTAAAACGGGTGAATCAAAATGGAGAAGCGGTCAGGTAGCCTAATTTATTAATCATACATTTTATTTATAAAAACATGAAAATAAAATTAAAAGTAGAACTTATGTTGCGTGACATGGGCGAAATCAAAAGCGGTAAAGTAGGTGATACTTTAGACGTAAGCGAAAGTGTCGGGCAATTTGAAATTGCCGCCGGGCGTGCCATATTGGTAGAAGAAAAAGCAGAAACGCCAGCTGAAGAACCCAGAAAAAAGTAGTAATTATTTATTCTATACCAGAAGATTAAAAGCCCTGCACTATTGTAGGGCTTTTTTACGTATATTCGGGCATGGATGAAAAAGAAACACTTTCTTCTGTCGTTAATATTGTAACGGATAAACCGGACATATTAACTATTACAGCCAAACCGGAAAACCGATGGCAAAAGCTTTTAATCAGGTTAAAATTGAAGCCGTCAACCACCCGGTACGAAATGTATAGGTTAAAAGTAGGTAATGCCTACCGGATAAGTGCCGCTGTTTTGCAAATACCGCAAGACATTATTCAAAACGGCGATGTGCATGAAATGCACAATCTTTTAGTAAAACATATAGACGTAATTATATACGTTGTTGCGGTGGGCTTGCAAAACAATAGGAACGAACCCGGCAAAGCTTTGCTAAACAAATTACGTTGGGAGTTTTCCGACAGCGAATTAATAAGTGCCTTTCTTTATATTATGCAAAGAATGGATTTAACAAGTTTTACAACTACTATCGCCTTGGCCCGTGGGCTGAACATACTGGACAAGACGAGCCCGAAAGAGAACGCGGAGATAATAGCCCGTTCAGTTTAATAGGAGGCGCTGCAAAGTATTTTCAATGGAGTGAAGAGGATATACTTTGGAAATTAAGCTGGGTTAGGTTAAGCCTTTATTTAGCCTCCATTCCACAACCTAAAAAAAGCGGTAATTCTAAAACAAATACAGAAAATAATACAGTTGAAATAAAACCAGAAGACGAGCAGGCGGCTATGGCTAAGTTGTTTGGGCCACAATTTTAATCCTCTTGATTCAGGGTATAAGTATCTACCTGTACATCGGTTAATTTTTTATTACGAATGTATTCGTGGGCTAATTTTCTTTCTGTAAATACACCTAAAATACTAATTTCAGAACCGTATAAACCTGTAATTATAAATACCTTACAAGGAACGGGGGTTTCATAAAGTTTTAATTGTTTTTCTATCTGTACTAAAGCGTGGCGAAACAAACCAATATAGAACCCACGCTGATATTTCGTAGCCTTATTTAAAAATACTGATTCGTAAGGTTCCGGATTTTCCCATAACCCTTTATTTAATTCAAGTATAGCGTTTGTATATTGTATTTTAAAAGCTTTAAGGTCTGATTCGGAAGCATAAATAGATAGAGGCTGGTTACGTAATGCCTCTAATTTTTCGGTAATTTTATCGTATTCTGCTTGCTCTGATTCCAATGGAATAGTTAAATATTCGCCTGTTTCTTCGTGGTAAGCCGATTTTAATAAGCCCACATTAGCAAATTCATCACAATCAGAAAGAGTAAAGCCTTCTTTAGCCCAGTAGCAATATTCGTCTCCATCCTGACCATAATCATTACATTCAAATTCAAACCCGTAATATTGAAGTATTTTACTGGTAACCTTGTCGCTATCTTGTATCTTACTCATAATATTATCTTGAGCTTAACCAAGCCCTGTAATTCAAGCTTTTGTGTGTTTCGCAGTACATTTTCTTAATATTTTGGGCGAATATGCCAATATCGGAATCTGTTAATTTATCTACGGTATTAAAACGCAACTCACATTCGTAAATTCCGGTAGCTTTGGGTATAATTTGCCAATTAGTTATACTGGATTCAATCGAATCGCCAAAATGAAAACCCCAGTCAATATACTCTTTAGGGTATGCTATTAAATAACCTGTACCGGTTGGCGTAATAGCTATAATACATTTGGTAAATATTCCACTCATGGTTGCTTATTTTTAATCTCGTAAATTATTTGATCTATTATAGAGTTTACCGCAGGAGAACCAACTAACTTTAAGATTTTAAGCATCAATATAACAAAACGCCATTGTTCCATAGGCATATAAATTAGTTCAGCACGGTAACATTCTTTGCCATCATTTCTTTCTTCTTTTAAAATAGATATAGTTCCAGCTATATTTTTTGTCAGTTCGGCTACAATTTTTTCTTTGACTATAGATTCTACTTGTTCAGGAGTTAAATAAGTTTCCTGGTACTCGTTTATACAATACATACAACTTAATTTCATAATTATAATGTGTCTAAAATGCGCAGTAATCTTTTATCTTGCTAATAAAACTCTGTTTAAATAATCAGCTTGGGAGGGCCAGTATAGCACTGTTTATATTGTAACTTTCCTCGTTGAAAGCTGCCAGTATGTTTTGACGTTCCTCTTCCGTAGGAGGCCCAAGAGTGCCTATTTTCATAATTGGTATACTTTTATTGTATTCTTCAATACCCTTATTAAAAAGCTCTTTTGGGCTGATAAACCGTGATAAACCAGGTGAAGAACCAGCAACTTTAAGAAGTGGCAAATTCATGTAATCCAAATACACCCGCCAATTACCACCCAGCTTTTTCTTTAATTTACGAGGTAGCCGTGGGCGTTTCCAGATAATGTATTCTACTTTAGATTCAGGGGGATCAATACATATAACACTTTTATTCCCAAAGTCGCGGGGTAATTCCTGTATTGGGCCTTTTACTATTAATGTTTTCATAATTACAGCTTTATGTTTTTAGCCAAGCTTATTTTATAATCCAAAATCTCCCGATTAAACTCGCTTGGTTCTCCAACCTCTTTACTTTCTAGTTGCGAATATTCCGATGGTCTTAGGTTGTATTTATGGATAAGAGCTGTTTTAAAATCATCCAAACAACCTAACAAACCAGCAGCCCCACCGTCGTCCCACGCACCTGCATATCCCGCATTAGTTCTCAGCATTTCAGCCGCATTAATCACTATTGAATTTAGGGTACTAAATTTCATCTTGTCTATTTTAAACTGCTTTTACTTCTGTTTTTTACCGGCTCCCAATTACCAGGAACCAACCGTAAATTGTTTAATTCGGGGAATACCCGTACATCCAATTTCGCCCTGGCTATGTAGCTACTAATTACCAGTTTACCCGATTTGCAGATTAGAATATACTTTTGTCCTTACCCCTTAACATTATACTTTTCGCGCTGGCATAATCCTGGCTATTGTTGAGTAGGTTCGGAAGTTTCCAGAAAATCAATTTTTTCTTTATAACCCATTTTATTCTTATACTCCAATTCAATTTTACAGGACTGAATCATTTTACCAGCCATATTAGCTACTTCTTTACCCATGCCTAAAGATATTTCCTTGTCTAACATAGCCGCATAATTTTTTGATAAAGATTCTCTAAGTTCTTTAATGTTTTTAATTGATTCCATATACTAATCTTTTAGTTTGAATAATGATTTTTTTTACTTCTATTAATTCTGAAAAAGAATGAATTTCATTTAATGTAAAACCACCTTTTCTTAGTTGATATTTTAGATAAGCTGGTTCAAGCTGTTTAACACTTTCATTCCTTTTTGTTCGTATATTTAATTTATTATTAATATAATATTCCCGTTGGCGTTGCCTATATTTAGAACCGTGTTTTAAATAATTGTTTTTGTTCTTTTCTTTGATTATTTCTGGATTATTCTTAGTAAAAAGCCTCTTTTTTTCACAAATCTTTTCTTTGTTCCTAGTATAACTGGACGCTCGCTTTACCTTTTCTTTTTCTGGATTTTCTTTTCTTTTTTGATTCATCCGGTAAGCTCTGCACTTATTACACTCTGCCCTCAATCCAAATTTTCCTAGTTTACATTTTTGAAAAAAAGAAAATCCATACTCAACCCCGCATTTAGAACACTTTTTAGTTTCCATTACTTTATTGGTATTTCTAACTCCTTGCATTTTATCTCTGCCCACTCTTTTATAACATCGGACTGTGTTTTGCCTACATGAGCGGCTACAAGCTTAACCAAGCGCCTTACACCCGGTTGCACC